GGTTAAAAGGCCCTCGCCGAGCCAAGGATTGAGCTTGATAAATGCTCGGCAAAGGCCAAAGATTGTTAAGCCGCTCATCCGACCAAATTGTTAAACTGCACCATGTTTGCGAGCAAAGGCAGCAGCATAGTCTAATGCTACGGGTTGGACATGGCTTTCGCCACCCATAACACCTTCCTCGCAGATATTGTTAAGCATTCGTTTGTAAGATGACAACGCGATACCCTCACCGCGCGTGAGTGTGGCTCGGTCAACTTGATTCAATAATGTTTTTGTTTCAATAATGGTCATTGCTCAATCCTTAAAAGAGGTTTAATAAAGCTCAATCTTAACTATCGGCAATAATAACATAAAACATGAACGATTGCAAGAAAAAAATGGAAATAAAATGAAAATAGCAGTATACGCCTTGAAAATGAGGATAATTGGTGAAAATAGACAGAATGTCGTACAAGTGTAAAAGATAGGAATCGAGTAGTTACTAATCGTTGACAGGATAAACAAATGCCAAGTATAAAAGATGCGAGCACAGTTAAGGCCATTGCAAGGGTCTTTTGTGGTAAAGCAAAAAGGAACAAAACGGAGACACTGCGCATTGTGGGGTATAAACCAAGCTATTACCTGGGCGGACGAAGTGATAGAGCGGTGTGGGGAAATGTGCGAGTAATTGCAGCTATTAAGGCTATAGATGATGAATTTGCGGCTGAAATGGATTTAACAAGGAAAGCACAATACAGGCGTTTACTTGATATTATTGATAATACACAGCTTGACACGGTTAAAGTCTCTGCCTTGCGCGAGCTTAATGAAATGTTAGGTTATCATCGTGAGGCAGCTCCTAACAAAGAGAAGGAGCAGGCCCTGGCCGCCCGTATGTCTAAGGAGGATAGGGAGCTGGCAACGCTCGCAGCACGTCTCAGGACCGAGCAGGAGGCCCGTAGGGGGCTTAAACTGGCTTAGATAGGAGTTATGATGTATAAGGATAAGGACAAGCAGAGGCAGGCAGGCAGGGACAGGCAAAGGCGTTACAGGGATAAGGCAAAAAGCGTTACATCAGGGGGCGTTACGCAGGGCGTTACATCGGCAGAACCAACCGTAACAAGACGCCCAATCACGGGCTGTGCCAAGGATGCCACACTTGAGGATTACCAGACCCACCCCGAGCGCTATGTCCAACGTGTGCACCCTGAGCGCTTGAACTGGACAGGGTACATGACCAGGGCTGAGCTTGAACAGGCAGGACTCCAGGCCAACCGCGTACCCATCCCCGGGGACTGGGACTACGAGGGCGTGGCGGAAGTAATGCAAGGGGCCACAGCATGAACTGCCATACATCCCTGCACTACTGGCAAGGTAGAGCTAAGGGGAAAAAGCATGCTTAATTATATGGGCATGGGGGCACCGCCGAAGCGGGGCTGGGGGTGAGTATTATATATACCCCCTTCAAACTTATATATTTTTTATATTTTGAGACTTAAACTATACCAAAAGGGTAGGTAATGGGCAAGCTACTGGGCAATAAGTTAACATACAAAGGTCCCGGCAAGGGCGATAAGCCGCGGGAGAGCACTAAGGAGTCTCGTCAGCGGTATAGAGATGAATACGAGCGTATTTACGGTAAAAGAAAGAAAAAGGTAATAGGTAAAGAATGATGGTAAATAAACCAGCTCGTAACGAACCTTGTCCTTGCGGTTCGGGCAAGAAGTACAAGCAATGCTGTGGCGGGCCTGTGGACGCTAACAAGAAGGCATTGAGCCAGAAGGGTTTCCAGCGGGCATTTCTGTTTCTTGTCCATACTATATGCCAAAAGGAGGAGGTTGGTTTTGTAACAATACCGTGCAAGGGCCTGGAAGCTTTACCGAAGGACATGGCCCTGGCCATAGGTTTCGACCCCAAGCAGGACGCTTTTGTTTTCAAGCCCGTTAAGGTCGAGAAGAAGCCTGCATTAGTGGTTCCTGACAGGAGGATAATAGTATGAGTCCGGTAAGAAAAAAGGGCAAAAAATGGGCAATAGGGTCTGGTAAGGCTATGTACGGCAGTAAGGCGAAGGCCGAGCGAGCCTATAAGGGATATAGGAGTCGGAAATATGGAAAAAGTAAGTAGAAATAAAGCAAAGAAATTGGGCTTGTTATATTACTTTACTGGGAAAGCTTGTGTGCGAGGGCATTTTGAAAGGCGGTACGTTTCTACGAGGATTTGCGCGGCTTGCCAGAAAGAGAATGGCGTGATGCCTAAATATAGAAAAATGTCGCGTGAAATTACAGATAAACTGATAAGGCGAGCATTAAATATATATGGTTGCAAATGTCAGGTTTGTGGCGAGTCAGACCCTATTGTTTTGCAATGGCATCATAGAAGTGGAGATAACCGCAAAAATAGACATGACATGAAAAAGATATGCCGTGAAGTAGTCCAAGCAAATGAAATATTGCCCTTATATATGTTGCTCTGTGCAAATTGTCATTGTCGGCAAGACCATATAGACAAAACAAATATAAAGGGAACTCGCATGGTGCGGTTAATTGCGTAAGGCCAAGAAAAACACAAGAAATAATGGTTGACGCCGAAACCAAAAAGGCATTAAATAGAATAGGTGAGGAATTAAGCAAGATTCTCCCAGAATTTTATGGCAAAGTTACGTTCAATCTCTATAATGGCAAGTATGCCAACCTAAATATAGAGCAGAGTATTAAAAAGGAAAACCTTAATTAAAGGAACCAAACATGATATATGCACTACAAATTAAAAATTTATTGGGCCATAAAGCCCCGATTAAAATAGGTTTTTCGGCAACACCGGAAGGATGCAAAAAGAGATTTAGGGATGCTCAAACGTATTGTCCCGATGGGTTAGATTTGATATTAAAGACTACAGGAGATAGAAAATTAGAAAAACTTATTCATAGTTTTTTGGGGCTATTTCATATAAGAGGTGAATGGTATAGAGGAACGGAAGAGCTTTGTTTGCCTTTATGGTTAAAACAATTTTATGTTGATTCTTTCAAGAAAGCATTTTGTGAATATAATTACTTACCATTGGCTGCCCGAAATAATATAATGCGCCGTCAGCATAGAACAACACAATTGGATGTACTTTTTTTGTGTCGAGAACCACAATTTGAAAATAGGCACTATCATATACATACATCTCGTTCCTCTTTCTGTACTTACAAAAAACACACGTATAATGTAAAGAGGCGTATAAATAAGGAATTTTTTAGGGAAGTTGATAAGTATGCACATAAACTTTTGGTGGAGATTGAACACGAACAGGCATTATCGCAAGTAGCATAAAAACTAAATAGTTTGGGACAATCGTAAAAAGCGAAGCCCTATGACCGAAAGGTTGTGGGGTTTTTTTAATTATGGAACTAAGTCGTGAAAACAACAGTGCGGTAGACGCCCCTTATTGGGCGTGGACCAACGGGCTACTAATAGACGGTCGTTCCTTTACCCTGGAGGGTCGCCAATATCAGTTGGAGTTGATGCGCTCCGTTACCGAAGATGGTAAGGTCAAAACGAACGAGGTTATCAAGAAAGGTTCCCAGACGGGTGCGACAATGGGCAAGTCTATTGAGATAGCCCACGGCGCTCTCCACGGACTCTACCGGCAGGGTATTATATATTTCTTCCCCTCGAAGACCGCCGTTGAGGAGTTCTCCGGCAGTCGGTTCAAGCCAATGCTGCTTGACAATAAGTTTCTGAAGGACTCTTGTGAGGGTATAAATGCCGTCTATACCCGAAGGATAGGCAATACCAACGTGAGTTTCCACGGTTGTACCGGTACGACTATTATCGGGGGGATGGCGAAAGACTCTACCTCCGTCCGGTCTACCCCCGCCGATTGGATTCTTCTTGATGAGAGGGACTTGTTCGACGACGAGATGGCCGCCCAGGTCAACCAGAGGCTCGGCAATTCTCTTATCCGGCGCAGGAGCGATATGGGCACCCCCAAACTCCCCGACGATGGTATCGACCGACTCTACGGCAGGTCTGATATGCGAAGATGGCAGATAAAGTGCGAACATTGCCGAAAGTTTACCTGCATGGAGACGGATTTCCCCGCCTGTATCAAGTTGGACAAAGAGGGTAAAGGCTATCCGGCATGTGTTCATTGCGGGGAACGCATACACCGCGTCGACGGTTCATGGCAGATGGACTCGCCTGCAAAGGAGACTGTCGGGTACTGGTGTTCTCAGTTGTTGAATCCGAACAGGGATTTGGCTCTTGTTCTCAAGGAATACGACTATCCCGAAGATTACGATACCACTGAGGCGGAGTTCCAAAGAACGGTCATGGGTTGTGCTTTTGCCCGCGCAGAGGATGTCCTGAGAGAGACGGAAGTGCTTCAATGCTGCTCTTCCGACCACATGCTAAACGAACACAAAGGCCCGTGCGCGATGGGGTTCGATGTAGGATACCCAACCATTCATGCCGTTATCGGCCACCGGATAGGAAATGATAGGTACAGGATAATCAAGTTGGCCCGCGTCGATAATTGGGATGCTTTGCATGACTTGGCCCAGAGATTTAATGTTAAGGCCACTGTCGGCGATGCGATGCCGGAGAGCCATAAGATACGCGAATGGGCGGGAACAGAGGCTTCTTACGGGAACACTGTTTATCCCTGCTATGTTCAGCACAACTTAAAAATGTTTGATAGCTGGGGTGCCGATAACATCGTCAAGGTCAATATGACGGACCTTTTCGATGAGACGCACCGCATGGTTACGAAGCCCGGCAGGATGCTTTTACCGAGACGGTGCCATGAAGTCGATGTATTTGCACACCAGATGTGCCAGAGGGCGAAGTTTCTGGAAACCGACAGCAGGGGCAATACTTCGTATCACTACAAAAAGATAGGCGATTTGCAAGACCATTACAGAAACGCCCTTAACTTTTACTTTCTTGCGAGCAAAAAGGTCGGAATACCTGAGGTGCACAGAAAACAAAAGGTAGTCAAACAGGATATGAGTTTTAAGCTATGAAATTTAATTGTGAGCAATGTGGCGAAGAAATAGAAATACCTGATTGCGATAAACCGGAAGATGATTCTGTGAAGTTATATTGTATAGATTGTTTAAGGGAATTGGAATGAATATACGAGTGGTAAATTTAAATCGTATATTATGTGTCCAGTTGTGCCTCCCGGAGATTGTTTTCGATATGGACTTCATGGTTTATATAAATGGTTGGCGGGGTTTTTGTTACAAGAAAGATTTACAGAAATGCATAATGTTGGGGTTAAACAGGATATGAGTTTTAAGTTATAGGGGAATGAAGATGAAGAAAAACTTAATGACTGCCATTACAATCGCGGCAATAGGTTTTTATGCCGGTTATGTGTTGTCGGAATACCAATTAGCCGAACAGGAGCAATATCTTACAGAGATACTTGAAAATTGGGAGGGGTTTGAAGAAGAATACCGAGATGATATTGCAAGAATAGACGATTTGCGGCAAGACTTGAGTAGCTTGGAAAACGAACGTGCCGGATGGGAAAGATTGACTTTTGAGTTCAAGGGCGAAGCGGAAGATTACAAGATGGAGCGCAATAAATACTACACGATGTTAATAGAGAACGGAATTAAAGTTATAGGAACAAAAAAATGACACAAATTAGCAGAACAAACAAACGAAGCGTAAAGAAATCTACACCAAAGCTGATTGAGCCTGTGGTTGAGGTTAAGCGGGAGCCGGAGCTTTCTTACGAAGAATTGCAGGCCAAAGCCAAAAAACTTGGCTTAAAGGCCAGCGGCTCTGCTAAAGCTCTAAAGGAAAGAATTGCCGCCGCATGAGAGCGGGCGAATCGAAATCTTATTTGTAAGAGACAGAAGATGAAGCGCGAAAGAAAAACCCCTAAAATACAGTATATAATTGGGGACAAAAAACGGTGTGCTGCGTGCAAGGAATATCTATCCTTTAGTTGTTTTTCTAAAGACAGTGCTGCTAAGCATGGTTTGGCGGCGAGTTGTAAGAAATGTCACAATGCAAAAGTTCGCTCAAGGCATGTAAGAAAAGGTCCAAAACCTCAATATGTGATTGTTGGCGACAAGAAATTGTGTGGCTCTTGCGACAAAATGTTGGGGGTAGGTAAGTTTGGCAAGCGAACATGTTCTCCTTGTGGGTTATTAGGGGCCTGCAAAGATTGTGAAAATAAAAAGAGGAAGCGACGCGCCGAAAGGAATGGGCGAAAGAGAAAATATGGTGTTGCTAAGGTTTGTTCGGTGTGCAAAAAACTCCTTCCTGTCACTAACTTCGTGAAATCTGGTAGTAATAGGGACGGTTGGCAAAATTTATGTAAAAGATGTAAGCACGAAAGAGACGCAAGCTCTATTATGAAAAGAAATTTTGATATTGTGCTATCTGATTATAACAAGTTATTGGAACAGCAAGATGGGTTATGCGCTATTTGTAGAAATCCAGAGACAAGAAAACACCAATTTGGCACTGTAAAGCGATTGGCAGTTGACCACAATCACGACAATGGCAAAGTAAGGGGGTTGTTATGTAGCGCGTGCAATACGTCTTTGGGCTTAATAAAAGAAAGCCAAAAAACACTCTCAAACATGATAGATTATTTAAGGAAACACGAGGTAAATAATGGACAAACAAAAGCAACGGCTTAAAAAAACGGCAGCAGAAGTGTTCTCCGAAGAGATGGCAACTAAGTTATTGAGCAGAATTATCGTTAAGGCGGGCGGACTTTGTCTTGCCGGTGAGGGGGGCGGGCCACTGGAAGTCTTAGCACAAGGCGATGCGGGGCCGAAGGGTGACAAAGGTCCCAAGGCGACAAAGGCGATGATGGCAGGGGTTTTGCCGGGCCTGTCGGATTGACCGGACTTACTGGGAAGCGTGGTCCGAAAGGCGAGCAAGGTGAGAAGGGCGACTCAATCATTGGTCCCGCAGGTGAAAAAGGTGACAGGGGTGAAGACGCCGTTGGGGTTAGGGGCCCAAAGGGAAGCATAGGACTAATTGGAGATTCGGGACCTGCCGGACCAAGAGGACCCAGAGGCGATACGGGACCGGCAGGACCTATTGGTCCTTCTGGTAGGAACGCAGTTGACGGGAAAAGCATCAGGGGTGAGGTAGGTCCTCAAGGTTCGATTGGCCCACCAGGAATAACTCCCAGCGAACTCTTAACTATTGTTAATGATATTGCAAGCCTGAAAGGTCGCATCGAAGCAATGGAACACGAAAATGTTCTTGAAAGGAAGTTACTATGACCGGTGGCCCACCAAAAATAAAAACCCCGTCCGACCCTGACCCTACGCCGCAACCGGTAGCGGGCCGCGAAGAAGAGGAGGCCAAGAAGAAGGTTCGCAGGAGACGGGGAGGCAGGGAAGCGAACATACTTGCCGGTCGTTTAACTTCTCAACAGAACGATATTCTTAAGACTCGGTTAGGTTGAAATATGAGAGAAAAACAGTGTAGTAAGTGTAAAAAGCTACTGCCTTTAGATTGTTTTACGAAGGACATATACCAAAAAAGCGGCCTTAGACCAAGTTGTAAGGAATGTCGCAAACAGAAAGGGCAAAAATACTATCTCGAAAACAAAGAAAAAATCAACAGGCGACAGAAAAAATACCGAACAGCAAATAAAGACAAAGAAAGATTGCGAGGAAAAATATGGTATAGGGAAAATAGCGATAGGAAAAAAGGGTATTCCTCGAAATATTTCGAGGAAGTAAAAAGAAATTGTGATTATAAACGAAAATTCAATATTACGTTAGATGATTACGACAAGATGTTTAAGGAACAGGATGGCGTATGTGGGATTTGTGGGTTGCCACAAATAATGCGCAGGCTTGCCGTAGACCATGACCATAAAACAGGAAAAATCAGAGGTTTGTTGTGTTCTGGTTGCAATACTTCTATTGGTAGGTTGCAAGATAATCCCGAGAGGCTCGTAAAGATGATGCAATATCTGCAAAAATATAATGTTGGAGCGCCCAAATGTCGGTAGCAGTGGAAGAGCTTATAAAGCGCATGGACAAATTCGAGGACGACCGTTCGAACTGGGACGGTCAATACCAGGATTGCGCCGATTATGCCATGCCCCAGAACAATCAGATAACACGCAGGAAGGCCAAGGGCGAGCCGGATGACGACCTATTCGATACCACTGCCGAAGAATCACTTATCCAGCTTGCGGCCGGTTTGTATTCGTATATGTTCCCCACCGACAGCAGGGCTTTTGTCCTCGAAGTCGATGACGACGAACTTTCGCAGAACGATGACGTGAAGCAGTGGCTGGAAAAGACCACGAAAGTTCTACATAAGTACCTGGTAAGTTCCAATTTCCGGCAGGAATTTTTTGGGTTCCTTAAACAACTTTGTTGTTTCGGCACTGCTTGTCTTTACGAGGAGAAGGGCAAGAAGACCCCTATCGTGTTCAGGACTTTTCACATATCGGGGGTTTACATAGCCACTAATTCCGATGGTATAGTCGATACGGTGTTCAGGACTTTCGAGTATTCTGCTCGTCAGGCCGTACAGGAGTTTGGTGCGAAGAATCTTGGCGAAAAGATAAACAAAGCATACGACAGTCTTGCCCAGAGGGACAAGAAGTTTAAGTTTTTTCACGCGGTCTATCCGAGGGAAGAATATGACTCGTCGAAAGACGACCCTATAAGTATGGAATTTGCTTCTGTCTATGTTTCAAGGGACGAGAAGTCGATAATAAAAACAAAAGGAGGGTTGGAGGAAAGTGGTTATCCCGAACTTCCCTATCAGGTTGACAGGTTCGATAAGGATGCGTTAGAGGATTATGGCCGGTCGCCTACTATGAAGAAGCTACCCGATGCTAAAATGGCCGGCGCCATGAAGAAGACCCGTATCAAGGGCTGGGAAAAAATGGTAGACCCACCCACCCTTTTGCCCGACGACGGTTCTATCTGGCCGCTGGCCACTCAGCCTGGCGGGGTTATCTTTTATCGTGCCGGTGGCGACAAGCCGGAGTATTGGGAGTTCAAGGGCAATCTGGCTGAGATGGAAAAGGCCATCCTTTCTGTCCAGCAGGATATACAAAAGGGTTACTTTATAGATATGTTCGACCCGCTTATCGATAGGCAGAACATGACCGCTACGGAGGTCATGGCAAGAATCGAGCACACCCATAGATTCCTGACCCCGATAATCGGCAGGCTGCAAAGCGAGTTATTCAACCCGATGATTCACAGGATGATTGGCATACTCTCGAAACAGAAAAAGCTGCCTGAAATGCCCTCCGAACTATCGGAGCAGGAATTTAGCGTTATGTACTTAGGCCGGTTGGCCTTGGCGTTAAGGACGTTAGAGAGTGAGGGGTTAGCCCAGTTATTGTTAGAGTGGGCGCCGATGGCTGAAATATCCGACCACATGGACAACCTCAGCACTGATGCAGCGTTCAGGGATTCTGCAAGGAACCGTGGCGTACCCGCTACGTGGTTAGTGAGTGAGAAGGAAAGGGACGCCAAACGAGTCGCAGACGCACAAGCGGCACGGGCGCAACAGATGTTGGAAATGGCGCCCGACCTTGCCAAGGCCGCAAAAGCGGGCGGGATAAAACCGGAAGATGGCTCTCTAACAGATGAATTATTGAAGGAAGTAGCGTAATATATGCCAAAGTATTCTTCTCCAAGATGTCGGAAATGCCACGGTAAGGTTCACCCAAAATTTAAATTTGTTGGAAAGGGGGCATAGGATGCCGCAGCCTAAAGAAAGAAAGGAAGTACAAATGATGTCAAAAAAACTTCTTACTAAACTTAGCAAAAAAGCAGAGGAAAGAGCAAAAAGCGGGAATGTTATCTTGCCAAGCAAATTCGTAAGCGACTACATGCGCAATTATTTCAGGAGTTGCTAAATGCCGCCTAAAGTGGAATTGACAGAAGAAGAACAGAAAATAGTCGCAGAAAGAATACATCGTTCGGCTTGTTTCCAGAGAGTGTTCAGTGGCGCTGACGGTGAACTTACTTTCAAGGAACTTGATATATTTTTGGGTTACAAGAACGATACCTTTGACCCAGACTCACATATAGCCGCTTACAATGCAGGTAAAAGAGCGGGAGCGATATTTATGCACAATATTATTGACCTGGACATAGATGAAGCAAAGAAACTTTTAATTAAGAAGGAAGAAAAGAAATGAGTAACGAATGTTTGTATTGTGGTAAGGCGCGCAAGGCCGAAGTTTGGCCACTTGAAGACTATTGCAGCGCGGAATGTAAAAGGAAAAACGAATGTAGGTATTGTGGCGCAAAACGCAATAAAAATATTGAATGGCCTTACGAAGATTATTGCAGTGGCAAGTGCAAGAAGGCCGACGGCGGGGAAATCGAACCTGTTTCTGAACGCGCGAAAAATGAGGGTAGAGTGGCTACGTTTGCCGACTACCTTCTTGACTACCCGAAAAATCTGGGTGGGAAGGACAAACGTGGCCAGCGCATAAAAGGTCGTATGCCGAAGATATATATTCGTAGGTGGGAACCCGAGCGCCTTAACTGGGGGCCGACGATGACAACCGGCCAACTCAAACAGGCGGGTTTCAGGGCGAACCGCAAGCCCCTCCCCGGCGACTTCGATTATGCTCAGGAACCAGAGGTCCCAGAGGTCAAGGAGGATGACAATGATAACTAAAAGATGGAAACAGCGAGTGATAGAACTGGCGAAGGTACACGGGCCGTTTGTAAGATTTTTCCCTGAAGGTTCGGAAGGGGGCGATGGTGAAGGTGGCGGGGAAGGTACTGCGACAAGTGTTGTAAACGCCGATGGCAGTTTCGTTGAAAACTGGATGGAGCCATACGGGGAAAAGAACAAGGCCCATCTATCGAGATACAAAGATTTGCCATCGCTGGTAAAATCTCACATAGACACAAAGAGTAAGCTCGGCAGGAATCCTGACGCACTGGTAGAGGTGCCGTCAGAGACATCTTCCGATGAAGTTAAGGCAGCGTGGGTAAAAGCTCATAACGTGCCGGAAACTTACGAGTATGCACTGTCTGACGAGATGGCTGTTAAACTTGGCCCGCTTGATGACAAGAAGATGACTGCTTTGCGTGAATTTGGCAAAAGTAAGAATTGGTCGCAGGCGGATTTCAAGGACATTCTCGACTTCTATCACAATAGTGTGGCCGCGGATATAGACACTTTTGGCGAACAGACCACAAAGCAGACGGCAGAAGATGCAGAAAAAGCTAAAGCTGAACTCAGGAACACAGATGGATGGCGAAGCGATGCGGAATATAACGCGAAAGTACAGCGTGCCCAGAGTGTTATGGAAAAATATGGTGGTGTTGATGCTATAGCGAAAGCTAATCTGCAAAATGCGCCCTGGATGGTAAAGTTCCTTGACAATATCGCAGAGGCCATGTCCGAAGATACCCTGAAAGGTCTTGCCGCTCCGACCGGAACGACGGCGGCGAATATCAATGCACAGATAACCGAAGTGCGTTTGCAGATAGACGCTGTTATGAAAAAGAATCCGGTTAATTTCAAGAATAGCCCCGAATACAAAGATTTGGAACAAAGGAAACGCGCATTATATAAACAGAAGATGTCAGCGTAGCGGACAGAATTATGCCGTATAAAGATAAAACAAAAAAGGCTGAATTTCAAAAGCAGTATATGAAAAAGTATCGGCAAATGATTGGATATAAAGAGCGTAAAAAGATTTACAACGATAGGGAACGGAAACAGGAGTGGTATGAAAAAAGGAGATATTCTAAAAAACAAAGAGTCAGACAGCGCAAAACCCGTCTTAGAGCTACCATGAAATCACATGGGCTGACAATAGATGACTGGAACAGAATGTTCCAAGAGCAAAATGGCAAATGTGCAATTTGCGGGGAACACCAAAGCGAAATAAAACAACGGTTTTGTGTTGACCACTGTCACAAAAAAGGAATTGTACGAGGCTTGTTGTGCCATAAATGCAATAGAGGGATTGGTTTTTTAAGAGATGACATAGAAAACTTAAGATGCGCAATTTTGTATCTTAATAAGTACGCTTAGAGGTCTGGATTACCTCGAAAGAGTCCCAGTGCTTGCACTAAAGTAGTGTCGCCGAACACAGGCGTAAAATGTCAGAAAAGCCCCTTCATCGGATTACCTTTTCGAAAAACGTAAAACAGGATTAGTTATTAAAGTTTTTTGGAAAGGATAATTCTTATGAGTATTGCAATGGGTTATAGCACTTCGAATTTCTTCGTTGATGAATTCCATGATGACTTATATCAGGTTTGTCAACAGGAAGAGTCGAGGCTTGCTGGCACGGTAAGGACCGAATACGGTCTTGTTGCCGCCGAAGACAAAGCCTTTGACATGATGGACGAGTTCGAGTTGCAGGAGAAAACGGGCAGAAGCCCTAAGACTCCTGTTCTGAGCGAGTCAACCCAGAGGCGTTGGGTTGAAACCACACCGTACCATCAATCGGTGAGGTATGACAAAGACGATGACCTTAGTATTAAACTCAGCTTGACCGGTGAATACGTTTCGGCCTTCAAAAAAGGTGTGAATCGCAAAAAGGATGACATTATCCTTGCTGCGTTTGAGGCCGCGACCGTTTCCGGTCGCAGGGCGGGAAGTTCAATCACATGGGCAAGTCAGGGCGGTAACACCAAGTACACCGCCAAAGATACCGGACGCACTATCGCACACGACTGTGCATCTGGTAACTGTAGCGCATCTGATACCGGCATGACGACCGAGAAGATAGAGCTTGCGCTTGAGTATTTCTCGAACAACGAAGTCCCCAAGGACATTCCTATCTGGTGTGCCCTCTCGCCAAGACAGGCAACAAACCTGTTTGGTCAGGAAGAGTACGTTAATGTGGACTACAACGACTCCAAACCCTTAACTACCGGTCGTTTGCTCGGTAACTGGATGGGTATCAACTGGGTAAGTACACCCAAGATAGTTCTTGGTTCGTCTAACGACGTTGACAGTAACACCAATGTCTTCGAGTGTTGGATGTGGGCGATGGACGGCATGATTCTCGGCGTGGCCGATGAATTGACTATCGAAATCGATAGACTGCCCGACTATTCCTATTGTCAACAGGTGTACGTTCACATGAACATGGGTGCCATGAGGTTCGATGAAGATAAAGTCATCAAAATCGAATGTCAGGCGTAAATTTTATTCTCGCGGGTGTTTCCCGCATTTTTGAAAGGGTAAAAACATGAGTTATGACAATTTATTTTGGGGTGATTTTACTACCCCTAATCACAGTCAGTGGCGCATCAAAGCTGAAAGTCTGTTAGCCGACCGGGACATTTGGCATCCGACAGCAGCTAAGTATTTTCCGCTTGGTGCTATTGCTGAATCTCGTGATGGTCGTTTGTGGCGGTATCAAGAAACCGTTCTTGCTCTTAGCATAGCCAATATCGTTCAGGCTTGTGCTGAAACGACAAACTGGACATATACCGCCCAGGACAACCAGCCGACCACTTGGGTTGCTGGAGACAAACGGGTTACGGTGGTTACTGACACTGCGTTAGCCGTCCATGACCTCATTGACGGCTATATGTACGTTCCAGATGGTACGGGCGAAGGCAATATGTACATCATCAAGGACAACAAGGTTAGTACGGACAACGCCTCGTCTGGGTATGACACCATCATCGACATTGCCGACGCCGGTGGTATTCGTACCGCAATAGCGGCTGCATCTGACGTTACCGTCTGGAAGAACAAGTACAAAGACGTCATTGTGTTCCCGACCGACCCAACCGGCCCGTGTACCGGCGTTACTATGACGGCGATAACGGCCGCCTACTTCTTCTGGGCGCAAGTAAGAGGTTATTGCCCCGTCGAGGTGGGAGCTACGGACACTCTTGTTATTGGTGACCATGTAACCGCTGGTGGTATTACGGCTGGACACGCATCTTTGCCGGACGATAACGCGACTGCCGACGAAGGCGACGTAGATATCGGTTATTGTGCGAAAGCGCCTGTTGCTGAAGGCGACTACGCGATTGTCGACCTAACCATCGAATAAAGAAAGGAGTACGAAAATGAGACGATTCATTACAATTTGTTTAGTTTTACTGCTTTGTGCTCCCGCCGTTGCAACAAAGATTGCCGATGCCGATGATTCAACTGCGATTGCCGTGGTAGATACAGTGGTTGATGCCCTGGCGTTGACCAATGCCGATATATTGGCGATGGCAGGGGTGGGTACTGGTAATGTGTGGTATGTTGATAGCGCTGCAAGTGGTTCTGGAACTGCTGCTGATTGGACTAACGCGGATGTAACCATAGAACTTGCTTTGGTTCACTGCACCGCAAACGCAGGGGACGTTATCGTTTGTGCTCCATATCACGCCGAAACTGCTTCTCCTGGCACTTTCGACCTTGACTTAGATGGTGTTAAACTTATCGGTTTAGGCGAAGGCGACGCTATGACTACGATTACCTATGATGGCGCTACGGATACTTGTATCCTCGGTGCGACCGGCGATGGCTGTACGATTAGAAACATCAAGTTCTACACGGCGACCGACAATATAGCCTCGGCGATTGTCGTGGAAGATGGGTGTACCGATTACGTTATCGAAGATTGTGTTTTTGAGGCTACAACTACCGATGAGTTTCTTAACACAATCTACATTCACGGAACTGCGGCCAACAACGGTATAATCAGGCGCAACAAGTTTCTCGGTGACTCGGCTGAAAATTCAGCCCCGCAAGCATGTATCGGCTTTGAAGATGCTCATTATTTGCGGATATACGACAATCTGTTCACTGGCGACGCTGCCGTTGCGCACATTGAGAACAAGACTACGGCATCGAACTTCGTTTCAATCCACGATAATGAGTTTCATCTGGGCGCTATCGGCGATGCCAAGTTGGACACGACCCCTGCTGTTACGCTTGTGGCAACCACAACAGGGTTTGTTTACAACAATGTTATTGCTACAAATGTTGCCAATCCACCCCTGTCTATAGTTGCTGACGATTGCCATGTTCGCAACAATATCTACAGCGAAGTTCAGGGTAGTTATCTGGAGCCAGGCAAGATTTATTCAATGTCAATGACTTCTGTGGTAACCGCCACTACCGACACTATAGCTACTGTGGCTGGTGGAGCCATTGAGATAATTAGCTGTTTTGGTCAGGTTACTACGATTCAGGCCGGTGATATTGGCAATCTGAGTGTAACCTTAGACGCAACTGCTGGGGCCGATTACGACGCAGATTTTAGTATAGTCGTGGCGGCTGCCAATGGAATGTTGGGCGATGTTTACACCTTTGCTGCGGTAACTAACGCTGAAAACGCGGGAGTTGCGCAAGGCAATGAAAACGCCGGTTATCCTTTAAGCTGGTTCTGTCCTGCCGGTTTACTTATACAGACAACTTCGAGTACCGGAACCGGTGCAATTAAGTGGTATATCACTTTCAGGGTATTAGATGAAGGCGTTACAGTAACAATGGGTTAAGTTTTAATGGGGGCCACGAACATAACGTTAAAAAAGGCACAACAGGCTTTGGCCTGAAACTGAATAACCGGACGTGAGTTCCTGGCCCCTTATTTTTGAAAGGAACAAAATGAAAAAAGTATTTATCACAATAGGTCTTTGCCTATTTATTGGTACATGCTTATTCCCTGTTATCAAGCCGTTATTTGCCGTTGTAAGGTCATACGACCAGGATGTTCGCACGATTACAATGTCAACGGTAATGACCGCCACTACAGACCAGATGTTCACAGTAGCCGGCGGGCCTATCGAGATAGTTTCTTTGTTTGGTCAATGCACTACTGCGATGGCAAGCAACCCCGGAGATATGAGTATTGAAATAGACGCCACTGACGGTACCAACTATGACAATGATTTCTCGACTTCTGTAACCATCGATACTGTGGGCGCCGGTGATGTTATAACCTTCACTGATGCAGTAAGTGTGGGTGTGTTGACTTTCGTAGCCAACCAGAACGCAGGCCAACCACTAAGTTGGTTTTGTCCCGAAGGTGAGATTGAGCAGACGCTTACAGGCACCGGCACCGGTGCGGTTGAATGGTTTATGTCTTATAGAAAATTGAGCCGTGATGCGGTAGTAACAGCAAA